TTTAGCCGTCGTTATGGATGCGTCTGCAATTTTAGCCGTCGTTATGGATGCGTCTGCAATTTTAGCCGTCGTTATGGATGCGTCTGCGATGCTGCTTAGTTTTCCCGCAAGCAAGGTGTTGACTTGGGCGGTGGTGTAAGCGCCAACGTCGCTGGCTACTAGAGTCACTACCCCAGAAAGTCCATTGACAGAAGAAACGCTATCTAGTGGGGCAAGAATCTCGACCCAATTACTTAGTGTGGTGGCAGGAGTGGAGGCGAGAATAAAGGTTTTGTTCAGGTCGGTGCGAACGGCTATGTCGCCTGGCTGAACGGTAAGAGCTAACATGGCAGCTTGCGAGGCAACTACAAAGGTGTTTGTGACGGCGATCGCTGGGATTTGTGATGAGGGAATTTGCCCACTAGCATCTAGGGAGGCGATGCCGTTAACAACTCCTTTTTGTAGGGTGATGCGGGCATCCACGCTAGTGCCAAAGTCGCTGATTGTAGATGCTAGTTGCGTACCGACGTGGTTGCCTCTGCTGCTTAAGCTATTGAATAAAATCCAGTCGGCGGCGGCTAAAAAGCCGGATTGAATGCTCGTTGCTCGTGGGATGGATAGGATGCCCGTGGTGGCATCAAAGGATAGGGGGGATGAGGCGGATTTGAGTCTGTCTCTGATGGAGATAATGGAATTTGAGATCAAGAAGTCGTCGTAGTTAAATGCTGCGACTCCAATAGTTGATGAGCCTGTGGTTTGCCCAGTTGTGAAGGCTGCCTTCGCAATGTCTATTTCAATAAACCCGGCTTGTCCGCCGGATACGGGGGTTGTGCCTGATTGTGTGCCAATTTGGATTGGGGAATTGCTGCCGGGTTTGAGGTTTTGGACGGTAGGCAGCCAGTTGCCGCCGCCACTGGCAAAGGTGTTGTCGTTTGCTGTGCCATTGGCTATTCTGGCGGGGCTAATTCGCCCGGAAACAATTACCGAAGCATCAAAGCTATCTGTGGAAAATAGATCCCAGTTGGCGGCGTTGGTGGCGGGCAAGGCTTTGAGTATGTATTTTGCGGCGGGGGCGGGGCTAAGTTGAACTACATAATCCCCGGCTTTTAAAGCCACGCCGGAAATGCTGGTAACTAATCTCGCTGCTTCATTGGCAACGGTGAATATGTTGCTGACGGGGATTCTCACCATTGAAGGGTCTACTATGCCTTCTGAGGTAAGTTGCACCAGTTGTCCGGCGGAGGCGGATGTACCGCCGGAGGTTGTTGGCTCTTTGTTGAAGAGTGACCCCAGTGCGGAAACTACCCAGTCTCTAACGGCTTTTTCTGTGGGGATGGCGGTATTCTTGGCGTTGATTTGTGATCTAATGGCGGAGACAAATTCATAAATGGGAACACCGGGACTGCCCCGTAATTCCAGGGCATCAATTACCCCTAGATTTAATTGTCCGGCAAAGGTGATTTGTCCGCTACGCAGGTTGACGTTGAAGTATGGACCGACGCTGAAGTTACCATCCTGATCTGTGGCGGAAACATAGCATTTTCCGCCGTTGATTTCTATTGCTTGCTTGCTTTTGTCTGTGCGTCCGCCGTTGATTGGCAGTGCGGTATAGTTGATGCCCGCGCCTACATATTCAAAGGTGTGGGAAGAACTATTGATTGTTGATGGTGATCTTAATTCTATGGGGCGGTTTGCTGCCAATGTGGCGAGAACTGAGGCGGGTATGACTTGCCCAAGGGTGAAGGTGCAAACTCCTCCTAATAATTCGTTTTTGATTTCACTGACTGTATACTCGATCCCACTGGGGTGAGATGGTAGATCGGTGATTTTGACAATATAGTTTGCTAGTGGATTTTGTTTGAAGCCGTTAACGGTTACTTTTGTTTCTAGTTTGCCACTGGTAATGGTGATATTTCCGGTGGCTGCACCGTTGATTCGAGTGTTTGGATAGGCAATATTAAGAATTACCTCAATGGAATTGCCGCTAAAGTTAACGCCGCTGATGGTGAGATTTGTGCCGTTAATTGTTGGGGTAGAGGTGTGTTCGGCGATCGCAATTGTTTGTCCGGCTTCAAATTTGCTGATGTCGGTAGCACTGACGGTAATGGTGGCTTTGGTTTTTAACCCTCCTGAATCAGATGCGAAGCTAGATGAGAGGATATCTGTGGGGGTAGTGTTAAAGCCTGGTTTGGTGGCATTCTCGATGAATGTTACGGTCGCATCTCGGAAGGAGGGCATGGCTTTATTACTAAATCCCGCGGCAACTAAGCCTATATCTCCGAAGTTTGTGGCCGAGTTGGTGATGGAGGCATAGCCGCCACTTTCAGTTAGCACGCCCACGCCGGAGAATACCTGAAATACGGATACTAGTTGGGCGTAGGCATCATTTTTTAGATGGAATCCAATGCCGCCAAAGGCGACCTGAGTAAAGGCATCGCTAACATTAGATGGGACTGGGGTTTTGTTGTCTAGTTGTAAGTTATCAACTAACATTCCTCCCGCTCTTGTTTTGTCGGCATCATAGGCTTTGATGCTGTCGTCGTAATAGGAGTTTCCTAAAACGCTGATGTTGGAGCAGTTCTGAATGTAGGGAGATAGAAATATTTGTTCTTTCTTGGGAATAATTTTATAGGTTTTATCGGCTTGCGCTGTTCCTATTTCTTTGAGAGTAATTGAGGTATTGCTATTAATTGATTGAATAGTGTAAGAGATATTTCCTACTTTTAATTGCCAGTTGGGAAAGCATTCTGTGGTGAATTTTGTGCCTGTGCCGATGACGGCTACGCCGCTAATACTAATTCTGCCTTTGCCGATATATCCGCTTTGATCTGGGAAGGCAACGGCATATCTAAAGGCTCTCCCTGCTTGGGAAACAACCGCGCCATTGATGTGTTTGGCGGCGGTGCTGTTTGCCCCGGTTACGGGATTGTTTACCCCACGTTTGCCAGTGTTGGCGATGGTGATGGTATCTCCTGTTATGTCGAATACTTCAATCCATTCTTGATCTATCAGGATATAGCTTGATCCTGAATTGTATGGAGGTATGTCGCCGCCATCAAGTATGAAAATTGCTATGTCGAAGAGGCTGTCAATGGTGTTGCTGACCTGGGTGCAAGCACCTGGGTTACAGGTGTCTATAGTCCCGTAGTTTGGCGGGACGTTCATGATGGCAGCTTTGCAAAGTTCTCTAGCTTTGTTGAAGGCTTGCTTTATTTGTAAAACTTTGGCGGCATTGATGCCACTAATTAATTCTCCATTGATATCGCGGTAAGCTGTGCCAGTTTTGATGGCGTTGACGTTGCCACCTGCTTTGAGGTCGTTGGCTACTGCATCAACTATATAGCCTATGTCTGTCTTCCAAGCTTGTCCGCCGTCGGGGATGACTAGATCAGGGTTGAGGGAGATCATGAAGTCGTAAGCTCCATTAATAATGGAGACTCGTTGAAAGGAGATTAATCCCGCACCATCTTTGTAAACTCCTGGTACTCTTTGCAGGGTATGTCCAGGAAATAGTTTGAAGGTTAGTCCGGTGGCTGGGAATTCCCGATCATTGGCTTGGGAGGAGGTATCTAGTAAGCCCTGTCCGCCAAAATAGTAGTCCTGAAAAACTAAATAGTTGATATAGCAGCCGCTCGACCACCAGAAAAAGTCCCTGCCTTCGTTCAAAGGTTTGACTATGGTGCGGCGCAGGTTATCCCCAATGACTGCTGTTCCCGGTGGCAGATATACAGGGTTATCTTCTATGTATTCCCCGGTGGCTACATAAATTGATTCGACGGTGGGGGTAGATGCGGCTAATCTGGCGGCGGTTTTGATGGTTCTTAAGGACGTTTCGGGGCTTCTGCCGTCGTTGGTATCGCTTCCCATTGGCGATACATAAATTCTATTGCTGTATTTGTAGGAGGAGATTGTACCGTCTCCTGTTATTGGTATACCTGTACCAATTTTCACGCCTCCCAAGGTCAGGGCGGAGGCGATGGATAAGCCGTTTGATCCTGCGGCTATGCGTTTCCAGCGTGTGCCGCCGGAGGATACAATTATAAGCGCCCCATCATCGCTGGAAATGTTGTCGGTTGGGTCGGCGCGATAAATCGCCCATTGCTCATCGTTGGTGTTGGCTCTGCCACCGACAAATACCTTCTCGTCTGTGGTGACGGCGGGGCGATTTCTCAATGTGGTAATGGTGTCGGTGCAGAAAATAATTTGATTAGAACGGAGGGGATAAAAAGACGCTACCCCCCCGGTAACAGGTACGGCCGTGCCGGGTGTCTGGCGGCTGAATGTGTAAACGTTGTCGGCTCTCGAAAGTGTGCCTTCGATGCCGTTGATGTTGCCGTAGATAAAGTCCCCGTCGTTGAGGAAATTTCCAGAGGAAGGACTAACTACTACGCCTCCAGATGGGGGAATGGTAAAGCTAGATACGAGGGTAACGCTACCTAGCCCGAATTCGGCGACTGTGCCTGGTGGTCCTTGGGCGGCTGGGGATACAAGGACTCTAGGATTTTCTATAGGGTTGACTTCCATAATTATTTAGAGGGTTAGTTGTGTGGCTAAACTTTCGATGATTGCTCGACCGCGGACAATGGGGAAAACGAAATTTCCCGATTTGTATTTTACGTCGTAGTAATAGTTTCCGGCGGGGCTAGGCATGGCTGCGGTGGCGATCGCCGGTAGGGAGATTCTGAATTTTCCGGCTAGGGCATTGATGGGAAAGCAGTTGAAGGTTGCAATAAGTTTGGTGTTTCTTGAGATGGGAACTTTGACGACTCCACCACTGGCTACGCCATCAATTCTGGCTATTAATTGACTAGGGATGGTTGTAGGAGTGAGTGATAATATTTTGGCGTTGGTAATGCCGGCGGCGGTGATGGTGATTTCGTCGCCAACTACTAGATTATTTTGCCCATCGAGAATTACTGAGGATAGATCCCCGGTGGAAATTGAGGCTACTACGCCACCACTATCACCGGCGTTAGATTCAATGGCGCTACGGACTTCTGCCCCGAAAATCCATCCGGCGAGGTTGACGGGACGGTTTGCTGTGCCGCCTGATAGTGTTTGTCCGTTGGTGGCAACTGGTACTCTGAAGCTGTTGCTGTTGACGACGGTGACTGTTAGGGAGTTATTAATTTCTTCTGAACCTTCTACCCCTCGGATGTTCACGCCTTCTCCGTTGGACAGGAAATGGGGTTTTTGGGTGGTGATTTCGGTGGTAGATCCTGGGGTGAAACTAATGATTTCGACGCTTTTATCTTCATAATAAAAATCTTTAACAAAGTCTGCCCCTCGATAAATAGTAATGTCCTGCTCAAAGACACTATCAATTTCTGAATAAACTTTCATATCTGTGTCCAGGTATCTGTAGTTTGTTTATAAAAATAAAATGCCTCGTCTTCGAGGCTGAAGATCACATATCCGTTTTTGGGGAAGTAGAAGTTCCATGTGCCGTTAAGGTAGTGGGCGATCGCATTGACTTTGTTTTCCCATGCACCGGTTGCGGCGGCGGGAATAAGGTAAATGTCGCCTTCGCTGGGGGAACTGGGGGGCGTGGTAGTGGTTCTGGTAACGGCTGCACCAACTGTTAGGGCTTCTAGCTTGGCAAAGGCCTCGTTAATTGTGATGGTTTTACCTGCTTGTGCTTCGCTTAGTTGGGGTAATTCGGCTCTGGGGGTGGGCATATTATTATATTGTGGCTATCCCTGGGTTTCCTGATCCGACGTAAACTGACATCTGAGAAATGCTCACCAATACGGTGGCTTGAGCTATGCCAAAATCAATTACTTGGTCTGCGGCCGTGTAAGTTATAGTCGGGTCGGGGGTAAGAAAATTTCGTACAACCATACTACTCATTAGTATATCAATACTATATAGTTCTTTGTCTTCGGATAATGGCACATCCTGATAATCAAGTAATAAGCCACCTTTCCTGGTCCGACGTATCCAGGTAATTGTTAAGTTGCCGTTGTTGTCCCTGACTCCTTTGATGTGGCAGGGCGAGTATGGCTTGAGTCCGCTACCTGTAGAGGTAAAAGGTGTGGGGTTTAGATCGTCTAGGGATTGTCCAGGGATAGGGGCTTTGTATTGGCGTTGAACGTTTAGGTCTAGTATGTCGCCGGTGATTCTTTCGATATATCCACTCAGCAATATAAATTGTTCGTTGCTGTTATGGGAGGCGATCGCCCATTCAGTTCCGCGTCTGCCCCTAAGTAATTCGGAAAGAATATAGGTGTTGGGTTCTACGAGGGTGGCAGTTTTAAAATAAATAATTTCTTGCCCAACTAGGGCGCAGTTCCTACCATTATAAAAATCAATGTCGGTGATACTTTCTAATTCTCCAGAATTGATGGTTACGGATAGAGAATTTTTGCGGTCAATTAAAAATTCAGAACTATTTCCTAATATTGAGTTACACGATCCTACAATTGATTTTGTTAGCAGTGCTTTGGCATACTGATAGCTATTACCACCATTGCGGCTAACGTATAGGGCGGCATTCCGCCAAGCTGCGCTGCCCGTAGGCGCTACATAAATTCCTAGATCCACATCTTCATCTCTGATTAGGGGAATATCTAGCAATCTTAAATCTGTGTTGCCGGGATTGGGCAAGGAGAGTAATACGGCGGGGGCTGTGGCTGTGGCTGTGAGATTTATTAATGATGGCTCGTAGGGGATGCCCTCACATTCTAAAAGGAAATTCGCGCCGATATTGATTTTTAAAATATAAATTAAAAGGGGTTCATTGCTGAAGACTGGGACACTGACAACGTCTCCGGGTTCGAGAACGGCATACTTAAGGGGCAGGGTGAAGGTAAATTTTCGCCTTTGCGCCCATCCCAAATATAAAGTTTTTTGTGCCACTGCCAGGGCTGTGGACGCGTTGAGAACGATGTCAAACTTAAGATCGTTCTTGTTTTTGTTGGGCGAAATTTGGCGCTTGGCGGATTGGCTGGCCTGCTGATAGGCAAAATTTAGGTCAAGGTAGGTGACAGAAACCTCGTCGAGAATTTCTGTGTCTTGGATGCGAATTGAGTTGAAGTTGTCGGGGCGTTGCTGCCCATATTCGTGGGTGGCTAGGTCTGTAATGGGGATGGCAATGGGGCTGCCGGGACGGACTTGTTTGATGAATTTGAGTTTACCGCCGGACTCAATTACGTCAAAGAAGAATATTTTCTGAAGTTGTGCCAGGGCATCACGGGCAGAAATATTAGTATTTGTCCAAAATCCTTCGACTTGGATATCGCCTACTTCTGTGGTGTCTAGATCGCTTGGGTCAAACCCTACTCTGGAGCAGATGTTTTGCGCGATCGCCCCCAGGCTGATCGGAACGCTGTACAATCTACCACCGGAAAAGTAGCCATGTTGCACTACTTCAGCGGATACGACTGGAAGCCTATTTCCCCATTCTTCTAGGGGGATATCAACAAATACTATGTAGCTTCTGCCTCGATAGGCCGGGGTATATGCTGATCCTTGCCACCCGGCAATCAAGGAGTCTTGTTGATGGGCGTATCCTGTATAAACTCTAATGCTTCCCGCAAAAATTTGGCTTCTGTTGTATGTGTCAGTGTCAGCGTCGGGGGCAATATTATAGACAAGCTTGGAATTCAGCCAAATTCGTTTGATGCCTGTTATCTCTCCCTCTCCCAAGAGTACGGCAAAAGATCCATTGTAAGTATAGGTGGTGGTTTCTGTAATGGTGCCGCCACCGCCACCGCCACCGCCACCACCTTTCCCGCCACCGCCACCACCACCGCTATAACTTTGTTCAGTATGGACTGTTTCCCTGATATTACTTGCCCAGATTGCATTTCCTGCTACTCGGACGGTGCCGTAAATTCTGGGGATGCTTCCTCCGTACGAGCTTTTGGGGGCAGACAGATCGTTTAATCTTGGTCCTTCTTGTTTGATCATGGATGTGGGTGATGATGATGATGGGGCAAGAAGGTTTGAAAGAAAGGACGACGCGAATCCAATTGCTAGGTTGAGTGCAAGTGTAGCCATGCTGGTGGGGTATAATTTCCCCTATTTTATGACAAAAAAATACCCTCAAAAAGAGGGCATGATGTTTAGATGTTTAAATTAATTCCAATAAAATTGTGAGTGCGTCTTGGATGCTGGCGATCGCATCCTTGATTAATGCCCGCTTTCGTTTTGCGGGTTTGTCTGCTTTTAAAAGCAGAATATCGCCTTCTGCTATTGCTTTCATCAGCCCGGAAACATTGGGCTTATCGCCCCATGTACAGCCAAATTCTAGGGAAAGTTTTTCGAGTTCGGCTTTGTGCTCTAGCGAAAGGGAGAGCGTTATACTCTCCTGTTTTCTAGTCATTATTTACTCCTAAGAATGCGATCGCTCAAGTCAAGAGCGATCGCATCAGTACAACTCCCAAGAACCGTCTTCATTGCACTTGATATTTGACTCTTCGATGCAGAATTTTTCCGTATCTGGAGCGTCACATTTTGCAAACCCATTTCGGATTAATTCTGCTTCTGTGTCGTCTGCTGATATTGGAAAAACTTCGCAAAACTTGTTGCCTTTGTATCCCCAGTGACAACCTAATTCATCTTTTTCAATTCGATCAAAAATGTAGTAGTTAATGGTCATGATGTTCTCTTTCTAGTTATGTCGTCAAAAATGCTTTGTCAATTCCTAGTCGCAGATAGAGTTCACCACGACTAAAAGGCGGGTTACAACCTAGATAAAAATAAGCTGTATCAGCAATAATTGATTTTTGCTGCTGACAATTTTCTAGGTTATTGATGTTATTTTCTAGAAAGAAAAATTGCAATTCTAGTACAACGCAATCTAGAGAACTGCAAACAATTATTTTATCTTGGAGAGATTTTAAGGACATAATCACACTTTAGACCCAATCTTGAGCAGGTGCGATTTTTCCATTACCCATCCAAGTCATTTCTTCCCCTGGAAGAGGAACAGCACTTGAGAAGCCAGCATTTAGATGATCTTCTGTTTCTGCCTCGACAAATAATCCCTCCCCCGAAGGAGTTTGGCATCTATGAACACAATCATCTAATAAACCAAAATCATTAACTTCTGGCAAATCTAAATCAAAATCAAACATGGTACAATACTCCTGTGAGATACTCTTTTTTGTGTGGCTTGGGCTTCCTTCCCTTGCCTCACATTTATATTAAATCATTATATTTTGTCCTTGTCAATAGTAAAGTGTCCGTATATATTTTATGGGTTCAGAGTTATTGATAAGATAATTAAATAGGTAGAACGAATGCACCTATGATCCTGGTACTCCACCATTCATCTAGGGGGTGTTCGACTACTTTGCCGACTGATTGATAGGCGTGAATAATTCCGCCGTCGGTCATGAGTCCGCAGTGTTGGGGATTTTTCCTGATGCGAAATACTAATAAGTCGCCCTCTTCTGGGGTGTCGGTGGGGGCGCAATGCCTCTGTATTGTTTCCATCATCATGGTGCTGTCGGGGGTGCGATCGTAGTTGTTGTAATCAAAGTCGATTAATCCCAGTTCTTTGCATACGCCAATGATCAAGCCTATGCAATCCACCCCTACCCCTTTAACTCTGGCTTGGTGATGGTAGGGTGTGTTAAGCCACTGCCTGGCTGTCTTGATAATTTGGTTTTTCATTTTTACTGTCTTGATAAGGTGTTCTACTGTCTTGATAAGGTGTTCTACTGTCTTGATAAGGTGTTCTACTGTCTTGATAAGGTGATCATCCTTCAAATCCTGCAAAATATTTATCCTCGCCGGGGATGTGTGGTTCTCCCTGGTAGTTGAGAATGTTGCCAAAACTTACGCAAGCGGCAATAGTTTTATTGCATCCTGCTACTGCCGTTAATGTATTACCAATAGCGAGGGAATATGGCAATGATTCAAATAGTTGAATTATGCCGCCGGAATAGGACAGTACCATGGCTTTGATACCGCTATTACTGCCACTGGTAAGGGTGATTTGCCCCAGACTATAGAATCCGTTAGCTCTGCTACTGTTCACGGTGAATTGGCGCTTGTCGGTGACTCCGGTGATGGTTAGATTGTCAGTTAAGGTTGATAAATTTTTGGTGCATTTACTATCACCAAATACCGCCCTACATTCCTTGGTGGTGACTGTGGAAATTTTTTGTTGGAGGAGTTGGGCAAAACTTCTGACTTCGGCTTTGTATCTGCGATCGCTCATGGAAACTTCCCCGATTATTCCCCGCACCATGAGAATATGTTCGGGAGGTTCTAGGTATAGGGAGGATGGGGGGATGTCCCAACGACAGAGGAATACGTCCACGCTTGCATAGTCGTATTTTCCTCCCGCTAAGTCTGCTTCTGTGATGCCGTCGGAACTGAGGACTGATTCTATGTCCAGGTTACGGACTGCCAAGCTATTATCTTGACTAAAGGCGGTGGCGTTGAATCCTGTGGCTGCTTTGTAGAGTATGCCGTCAATGGTCAGATTCTGATCGTAATTGGTGAACCCTTGAATAAGTCCATCCTGTCTGGTAATTTTCCAGAATGTGGCTAGGTTGGTGACTTCTTTTTTAAGATGATTGGCTAGGGATGGGGCGAGAATTTTCATATTTTAATCTATTTTAATCTCGACAACTGACAGGGTAGAAACATAGAACAAAGCTTCACCAGTGGACGGGTCGGCGGCATCAAATCTATGGTCAAATTTATCTTGTTCAAATCTGACGGGAACGTCAAACTCGAAGGATGCGGTAATATTTCCGGTAGGTGGTGAGGTAAAGGTAATTATGCCAGTTGTGGTGTCTACGGACACGCCCCTGATTACGGGTGTGCCAGCCACGGAAATAGTAGTTTTCTCTGATACTGGTTTTTTGATATTTCTAGTGCTTGATTGATCATTAATGGTGTAGGTTTTTCGTAGCTGAAACTCTCTTTGCCAGCCATTGCCTACCCCAATTAATTCATTAATTCCTTGATAGTCCGACCAATCTTTGAATCTGAAGCCAGTGGCGGCACCGCGCACGCCACGGAAGAAGTTTATTAGGTAGTTTAGTTCGCTTCTGCTGTAGATGCAATCGCCTATTTGCCATTTGCTTCGGGCTTCCGACCAGTTGGAATTACGCTGTTCGTAGCCACTACCCAAAACGATGATTGTGGTACTAAATTGCGGTCCGCCTACTGTGCCGAAGTCGTAGCCTAAGTCTAATCTAGTTTCTGTAAATGTCATAATCTACCCATTGCGCTGCATACTCCGTCTTAATTGTTCGGCTGCATCTTTGCCTATTTGTGTTTCACTGCGGCGGAAAGAATTGGCATCCGGCGTGTTTACGTTCATGATTATTGTACCGGATTTACTAATATTTGAACCGCTATTGTAAGAGGGTGATTCAAAGGCGAGATTGGGCATTCTTCTATTATTTAGATTGTCTAATAAGTTTACGCCCCAATGGCGCACGGAGGCGGCGGACATGACAAATTCACCGTTGCTTAGTCTGGCTGGGATAGAATCGCTGCGACTTGTGCCTGGACCCGAAACGTAGCCACCATCGGCAAAGCCTAACCATTTGATTACTTGCTTTGTTGCTGTTTGGATTGCCATGTCGGCGATCGCTTTGAGAATAGAACTTGTGAAGGATTTAAAGCTATCCTCTAGGCTTTTAGTTCCGGTGATTATATCTGTGAAAAATTGCCCTAACCCTGATGTGAAGGCTTCCTTGGCGGTGCTAAGAACATTCGTTAAGGTGTTACCTTGATCTTGGATTTGTTTGAGTTGTTCTGCACCTGTTTTATTGATTAAGGTTAGGAGATTCTGGTATTGAGTAATCAAGTTTTGATCACCGGTTTTTCTGGCTGCTGCAAGTAAGGCTTCTGTGCCTATTCTGAGGTCGCGGTATTTGATTTCTAAGGCTATTAATGCCTCTTTCCTTTTTAATTCGTCGTCGCGGTAGGTTTTTAATTCGCTATCGGGAATACGGGAGTCGGTGGTGATAGTTTTGTTTAGATCATTTAACTGCAAGGATAGGAAGTTTGGCAGTTGATTGTCGAGTTCTTTTAATGCGTTGGTGATTTTATCAAAGGATGATTGATCACCCAGTTCACTGGCTTCTTTTAATTTTTTATTGAGTTCATTCCGTTCTTTAAGGATGGAAACGGTTGCGTCGTTAAGATTTTTCTCAATTTCGGTTAGGTTCTTTTTAGGAATTACCCTTTCTAGGATTACTTCTAGCTCACCTCTGAGTTTTTCTATTGCTGTATTTCTTGCTTCTTCTGATTCTAGCTGCTGGAGGGTAATTGCTCTCTCGGAGGCTTTGTTTGCCAGTTGAATTTCTCTGGTAATCTTCTGACGCTCTGCGTAAAGTTCGCCGAGGCGTTCTTTTTCTTCATTGTTTAAGTCTACTTTCTCGGCTTCGAGTATAGAAATTTCGCCTTCTATCTGTTGCTGTTTTCCTATGAGTTCCAGTTCTTTAATCTGGGCATCGGTAAGTAATTCCTGTAATTTGATGCTTTGCTCGATGTCGCTTTTGCTAATCTCATCAGCTTTGATAGATTGGATTTTTAATTCATATATTCTCTGCTGTGATTCCTCAAGAATTTTTGATTTTTCGGCATCAATTATCTGTCCGCTTTCACTGAGGAAAGATTTAATATTTTCTTTTCTGATGTCCTGCCCTTGGGTTTTAAATTCTAGCTGCTGTTCTAGTATTTCACCCATTGCCTGATTATCTTGGCTAATTAAGTCTCTGGCTTTTCCTCCATATCGAGCGTCGGCGACTTTGAGGTAATTTCCTAAGTTGATTTTGCCATCGCCTACGGTCAAACTGCCGTCGGGGTTGCCGTGGAATACTGTGGAGGCTACTTTCTGAAAGGTGTCTAACTTCTTGCCTCTGGAATGAATCTGAAGATATTTTTCTACATAGGGGATTTGTTGAACTGCTGACATTCTCGCTAGGTTAGCGAGGGAAGTTCCCAGTTCTTTTTCGGTGGCTTTTGTAAAGCCGATTAGTCCTACTGCACCGTTGCCATGGGCTTTGGGTGAGAGTGTGCCGCCAGTCTCGAATAGCATGACTCTCAGGATATCCATGGGGTTTATGCCCAGTCGCTTGGACATTGCTAAAACTTCTTGAATTAATGGATTTTTGTCTGGTTTTTGGGCTGCTGTATCTTGCGCTCTGAGGTAATCGCTAGGCTTGCCGGCGCCACTAGGCAACATGAAGCTCATTTTCTGGAAGTCGGCAGGGTTTACGGACTTGCCATTAATGGAAACTTTATGGTGTAGATGTGGACCGGTTGAAAGTCCTGTACTGCCTACCCTGCCGATTATGTCGCCCTGCTTGACCATCTCTCCTACACCGACCATGGCCTTGTCGATCAAGTGTCCGAAAAGTTGCTCAATTTTCTTGCCGGTTTTATCTATGGTTTGGATGGTGGCGTAATTCCCGTAACCATCCTTGTCAAAGCCTGTGGCTATAACCCTGCCTGGTAGTGTGGCGACAACTGGCGTTCCTGCGGGGGGTGCGATATCAATGCCGTCATGAAATTTCTTTTTCCCTGTGACTGGGTGAGTCCTCATGCCGTAGCGACTGGTAATTGGACCAGGAGTTGGGACGGCGGGAGAAAATTCATAGTATTCTTCTTGTCTATCGGACTGCCTTGTCCCGGCAGGTCTAGTGGCTGAGGTTCTGGTTTTGCCCGGTGTTGGTACTTGTGGTGTTTGGGCTGGGGTTGATGGGGGCAGGGGCGCGCCTACGGTTGGGGTTCTGGTGGCAAATGCTGAAGGGGTTTGGTTTCTGCCGGCTTGATTGTCTAGGATTTGCTGGCGGACTTGGGGGATTCGTTGCAGTTCCGTGATTGCATCCTCTCTTTGTGCCTCTAATCTTTTAATTTCTCTTTCTGTTTCTGTGCGGCTAAATTTATTTCCCGGCAGCCAATCCCAACCGGTGCCGGAGGCTGCGACTTGTGCCTGTTTTCTGGCTATCTCTTCATCTATTTGCTTGAGTCCTTGCCTGGACTTGCGCTCTTGATCTTCTAGGTCGATCAATGCCGTTTTATCTTTCCGCATTGCTAAGGCATCGAGGGCAGATCCCAGAGACAGCGCGCTATCCCTGGCTTGCTGGGCATCAATACTAAATTTCATTAGGGTGCCGGCTAAAATGCCGATGGCGGCTACTGCTAAATTTGTGGGAGATAGGAGCGCGGTAAGTCCGATTTTTAAAAATGCTACTGTGCCTCCGGCTGCCTGGACTTGGACAATGAGGGCAGCGATCGCTACGGCTAAAGCTTTGAATGCCGCAATAATTAATCCCGTAATTCCAGATACAGCCAAGCCACCCAGGACACCGATCAAGGTGGACACATCTTTAGACAGGGCATTGACAATTTTAACAATTCCATCTATGGCTGCTTTTATGGCTGGTGATACCTGATCTACCATCAGGTTTGATAGTACCTGGGCGCTTCCTCCGAGGGAGCGAAATGAACCGCCCAAGCCTTCGTTCATTACCTTGGAGGTGCGATCGGCAATACCGTCGGCATTTTTGAGGGCATCGGCTAGGTAGTCAATATCTTTTCCTGTGGCTCTGAGGGTGGTTTGGATTGCCCGTCCGCCTTCTACCCCGAACAGGACGCGGGAAATTACGTCTTGATCCTGTTGGGGTAATGCCTTCATTTTCTCTTTGAGTTCGGGGAGGATATCTAGGAAGGGGCGAATTTGCCCGTTGCTGTCTCGGAAGCTTACGCCTAGCCGTTTTGCTGCTTCGCCGGCTGTTTCTAACCCTCGACTGGAGATGATTAATTCATCGGAAACCGCCGCGCTCGATAGTTTCATTTTGTCTAGGGTTTGGGCGTAGTTCCGTCCGGCTTGTCCCGATTTGAGCATGACGTTTCCCATCAACCCCAAGACTACCAGGACATCCTCAACTCTTTGATTACTTCCTGCTGCGGTAGTACCGACGTACTTTAAGGACTCCCCAAGGTCTGTTACAGATACAGCCGCTTTGTTGGCGGTTTGGGTAAGCAGATCGGCGATTCTTCCAGACTCGGACGCTGGTAGGCTGTAGGCTTTGAGGACTCCGGTGATAATTCTACCTACTTGGGTTAAATCCTCACCTGCGGCCTCTGATGCCTTGACCATGCCATTGAGTGCCGAAGTAATTTCGCTGGCACTGTAACCGGCGCGAGCTAGTTCGACGGATAATCTAGCTACATCCTCTGGGGTTTTGCTGGTGGTCATGCCCAGCCGCTCTATTTCCCCCCGAATGGCTGCGATTTCTCCTTGCGTACCGCCGGATACGGCTTTTAAGGCTTTGATTTGATCCTCAAATTTAGTAAATCCGGTGATGGCTGATCCGATATTGGCGGGGATAGAAAGCAGGAGTCCGCTAAGGGCGAATGTAAGTTGCAACCTAATGGCATTGGCTAAATTTTCGACGCTGGTTTTGAAGATGTTTGTCTTGGCTGTTGTTCCGGCTAGTTCTGCATCGAGTTGTTTAAGTTTGGCGGATAGGGCATCTTGAGCAACGGCAATATCTCGCTTTGATCCTGCTTGCTGGATCTCGTTGAAGGCATTTCTGATATCGGTTTTGGCTTTGTTGATGTCTGCCTCGGAGCGGACACCAAGGAGTTTGTAGGCATCGTTAATGTTTGTGGGTGGTGTACCTGTGCGGGCAATTTCCGCTCGCAGTTGCTTGACCTTTGACAGCATGGCCTCTTCAGCCCGAACAATGTCGCTATCCGATCTAGATTTGCTATTGGCAATGGTCTGGAATGCCCGCTCTATCTCCTGAATTGCTTGGTTTAAATCTGCCTCGGAGCGGACACCAAGGAGTTTATAGGCATCGCTAACCCCTCGTTCCTGGACTGATTTAAGTTCGTTGGCGAGTTGTTTAACTTTCCTTTGCAGTGCATCCGTAGCCATCTCAATATCTCTTTGAGAGGCAACGCCGGACTTTCTAATGAAGTCGTAGGCATCGGCGATTTCTTTGATGGCTTTTTTGATTTCAGCTTCAGAACGAAACCCTAGTGATTTATAGGCATCTCCTAGTTGTTTGGTGGGGTCTTTGATTCCCAATTCAGAATCTATTGCTTTGGTACGAGATTGCATTGCTGCCAGGGCTGCGGCTTCGTCCCGACTACCGGGCTTGGAGGCGTTGCGGATCATCTCGTAGGATTTGATGATCTCGTCCCTGGCTTTTTGCAGTTCGGACTGGGAACGAACACCCAACAATCTATAGGCGTTATCAAGTCTCTCTGTCTGGGCAGTCTTGGCAATCTCGTTATCAATCTGTTTGAGTTTGGACTGCATTGCTTCATAAGCCAAGTCCATATCACGGATTGATTGTTTTCCGGTTGTAGATATGGTCATCCAGGCTTGAACTATTTCATCTCTAGCTTTTAAGAGTTCATCCCTGGTACGAACGCCCAAGACTCGGTAAGCGCCTTCTACTTCTTGATTTTTTGATGAGGCTTTATTTAATTCTTGGTTGATTTCTTTGAGTTTCTGCTGTAGGGTTTCGGCGGCTAGTCTGATATCTCTTTGAGAAGCTGTGCCTGACTTGGCGATGAGGTCGTAGGCTGCCCTGATATCCTGTTCCGCTTTCCTTAAATCAGCTTCAGAGCGAAAGCCCAATGAACGGTAAGCTCCACTTAATTCTGCGACTGGATCTTTGATTCCCAATTCAGAATCTATTGCCTTGGTACGAGACTTCATTGCTGCTAATGCGGCGGCTTCGTCCCGACTGCCGGGCTTGGATGCGTTGCGGATCATCTCGTAGGATTTGATGATCTCGTCCCTGGCTTTCTGTAGTTCGGCTTCGGAGCGCACACCCAAGGCTTGATAGGCGTTGTTTAGCTGTCGTTGGGCTGCGCTGCGGTTGAGTTCCTGATCTATTTCCCTGATCTTGGCGAGGTAGTTGTCATAGGCGACAGCTAAATCTTGTCCGCTAGTTTTAATTTTGGTTGACAGGGTAGTCCAGGCTGTATCTAGTTCTGTTCGGGCTGCTAGAAGTTGCTCCCGGCTACGCATTCCCAATAATTTGTATGCCTCGGATACCCCGTTGATGGCGTTAAGCTGGGAGTCCATCGCTTTACGTGCGGCAAGCTCATCTTCACTGCCTATTTTTTTGGCATCGCGAATGGTTTCGTAGGCTTTGATAATCTCAAATTCTGCTGCTTGTAGGTCAGCCCTGGAGCGGACTCCCAGTAGTTTGTAAGCTGCATCTAAATCATTGGAGGCGACGGACTGGTTTAGCTGTTTGTTAATGGCAGCTACTTTATCCACCATTGATCTATAGGCTAATCCTAGTTCCTGTTGGGATTGCCTACTGCTATCCGCGCCCTGTTTGAGGGTTTGGTAAGCGTCCATGATTTGTTGGCGGGCTTCCATTAGTTCCGCCCTGGACTGAACCCCTAATGTTTTATAGGCGTTGACGTTCTGGCTATTTAGTTGGGCTTCGAGTTGTTTTAGTTTGTTGTTCAGGGCATCTTGCGCTCTGCCTATGTCTAGGGCTGTGGCTGTGCCACTGATTTTAATGGCTTCAAATGCTGATACGGCTTGCGCTCTGAGGTTATTTAGGGATTCGCTGGATTTGATGCCTAGCTCTCGGTAGGATGCGGCGATCGCTCGGTTGGCAATTTTAGTATTTTGCTCGAGAAGCTTCTGGGCTTCTGCCATTTGTTCGATGCTGCCGTTGTTGCTTGCTGCGGCTATCTCTCTCTTGGCTATCTTGATATTATTTTGAGCGTTGGCGAGAACTACGTCAAATGCTTTTCCTATGGCTTGCATTTGATTGATAGCAGCCTGAAATCCTTCGGTGTCAAACTTGACGGATAGTTGTCGGTTAGCCATAGGAGTAATAATAAAAACGTTTGTACTACAAGTTTAATCTGTGGACAATAAAAAACTCCTGTAAATATTTACAAGAGTTAGTTATTCCTTTAGTTGTTGAATGGCTTTATTGATGGTTTTTTCATCGCCTTGGGAGGCGATCGCGTGATCAATAATTGCGGCTTGTCGTTCTTCTTTCTCTATTTGTTCAATTGATTTGAGAAAGAGTTTGATTTGGGCGGCTGTGTAGTTTTGGATATCGTTCCAGCCGTGGCCAAATCTAATCAAGCGACTGACTATTGTTCCCCATCCGTCGCTACGTTGGTTACTGCCTCGGAAAATTTGGCGATGCTGGGAATGAGTTTGCGGTTGAAAAAATCCATATTCTGTTCGACCACCTTCATTAATAATTCGATACCCTCATCGGCTTCTAGTTTATCGAGCCATGATTTATCTTTACCTGAAGCCATACATAGTAACTCAAATAAATCTTCTCCTTGATTTCGCATTAGGAGATTGACGATATCGCCAGCACTTAAATTATCTACGTTTATGGAACTACTAAAGCCTGATAGGATTTCAATAACTCTAGGGAATTGGGTAAATTTGAAGGGCTTGATTATCACATCTCCGAATTTAGTGGAGATGGTTTCTTGAGGGGCTAATATTTTTAAATCATCACTCATAGTTTTGCGATTTCATCTGGTATTTGCTTGGCAATTGTTTCGGCAGGTTCAAAAAAGTTTAATCGTTTCCTGAGTTTAACTGATTTTGTAAACAGATACACGGGTGTTAGTTTGCCCGCGTTTTCGTAGCTATACAATAGTTTATTGTTGGGTAGAACTTTTAAAACAAAGCGCCTACCAAATTGCTCCCATACTTTGCGCCAGGGATTACCTTTAGAGATTCTTTTAAATCCTAGTTTTTCACCTTGGGGAAGTAGCACGATCAAGAATTGGGCTTTCTTAATTGTGATCACTGCCCCCTCTTCAAATACATTCATGAAGGGGACACCGGCTCGGACGTAGGAAGCCGGTCCCCTGGAAGCATCGGCATCTAAATCATAGATTTTAAATGCTTTAAAAAATGAGCCGTTGGAATTGAGTCCACGCCGAAAATTTGCCTTGACTTGCCGAACAATTTCTTGTTTGAACTGTCGGGCGGAGGCGCGGATTACGGCGCGGGTAGCTGAGTTTAAATCTTTAATTTGGGCTGCAAAGAATTCTCTAGCAGCCTTGGATTCTATGCTCATGCGGCTGTTGTTTGGATTCTATAGAATCTGCCATTGACGTTGCTGTCTGGCTGGAGATCATCGTAAAGAGCCATACCGTCTATGTCTCCTTTCCAAAAGTCATCGTTTATAAATTCCATAGAACCGATTGACTTGGGATTGAATTTATAGATATCCACGACGACGGGAGCGTCATCTTCGGCTTGGTTGAGTCCGGCAAACCGCAACCAGTAGACCCGGTTAGGGTTGGCCGTGAAACCAGAAACTTTTTCGGATGCTCCCGCTACGTAGGAGGCATTAACTATGGCTTGGGCTGGGATGGCGGATGATGTTGGGACAAAAATCATGCCCTGCTTGAGGTCTACTGTGTAATCGGTGTCTTTGACGTAGATGGTATTGGGTGATGTTGAGAGGGTCAGAGATGCAAAGGAGGTGAGGTTCATTCTATCCAAGGGATTCCATTTACCCTTGTATATCGTTACGGGTTCGTTGGTTACGGTTGCACCAACCAGGTTCGTAACTGTGCCGACGATGAATTTCTCTAAGTTTTCCTTGGTAATTTCTTCAATAGTGAAACTAACACTGGCTTTCTGTTCGGTTTTGACTGTCCTGTCTACCAGGTTTAGTCCTGTGAAGGATTCCTTATGGTCAATCTGTCCTTGGGTGGTGCTGAGGGTCAGCTTGGGAACATTCCCAATGAAGTCTAGCCCTGTGGGCTTGCCTGTTATGGCATCACGAGATCCCAACAAAACTTTTCCTTTGCCTACAAAATATCTGGGTGGCATATTTTCCCCTATGGATTGAATAAGCGTGTGCGGTACAAAACATCAACTTTAACAAGTATCCGGGCGCAGGTTTTACCCTGGGTATCTACGTCGGTTTCGTTGCCGACTAGGAACATTTTCAAGGCTAGGGAATTGAGGGTTAGGTCAGCGCCTAAAGCTTTGATAATGTCCGCTAACATATCGTTAGCCGCTACGCCGGGGGTGTCGGAGAACTTACGCCCCTCTATCTCGATATGCAAAGCGTTTTCATGGTCTAACCCTTTCTCTATTGTATCCTCTGCCACATCCCGATAGATGAGGGCATCAGATCCGTACTCGGTCGGGTAGTCCTGCCAGTAGAGAATTGATTGCCCTATGTTTGTGCTGTAGGTGGGGGTGGTGATCTGACTCAATTGAGAACCGAGGGCAGCCATGATATCTTTGCGCTTCATTCTTTTAATACCAGGTCGGTGAATTTGCCATCGTCTATGGGTTCGAGTCCAATCACGGTATATGTTTTAGCCCCGACTACTAATGGCGTGCCGTGATTGATGCCGTTGGTGTCTGTGGTTTTGGCGGTGAGTGTGATTCGCCGCCCCTCGGCATCGAACCCAATGGGTGAATTTTCTACCTCAAATATGCCTTTGAATGAGTTGCCCGCTACGGTAAAGCTAACGGCGAATTCATCCAGGAATGAGTCAAGGTTCTCCACTAGTTGCATTTTGGGTATCGGGGGATTTGGGTTTCTTGGGGAGTTTTATTTCTTCTGGTGGGGGTGCATCCTCTACCAATTCGACGTTAATCGAGTGGACTTCGGCAACGGTGGGGACAAGTTCTAGCTCTGCCCCTTCGTCAAATCTTTCGCCACCATGAAAGATTGTTTTTCCTGGTTTGACCCTGTACTTGGCTGGTTTCTCGGACATACTCACCTCTAGACTGTGATTGCGTCTACAATTTTGACGAAGCTGGCAGCCCGTCTTAGCTGAATGTCGATGGTTTGCAGGGCGCGAACTTCGATATCGCCGGAGTCGTAACCAGCACCGAATTGATTGGCTAATATTTCCAGTACACCCCATTCGCCGATCAGGACATCAGCCCAGTTGCCGAAAATGATGGCACTGAGGTTAGTTCCTGTGCCTTTGGTGAGGTTGGCGGGGACTTGGTTGGTAATGCCCATCATGTAGCCATTGACCATGCCAATCAAGGGGTCTGAACCGTTCTCCCAGATCCAGTCTGAGTTGACGGCGGTGGGATTTTTGAGGGTGCGCTTGAGTTTGCCCCGGACTTGGGGGGTAGACATGAAGCCAAGGTTGCCGATGTCGGCGTTAACGCTGGCGACTGCGGTTTCGGCTTGAACTAGGGCATCCCAAGTGGGAGCAGCGCCGTTAGTTCCTAGTGATACGGTAGTTGTTCCCGAAGCTACCAGAATTCCGGTTGGCTGGTTGGCTGAACCTGATCCGTTGATGACGGTGCGGTCAATTTCTAGGGCAATTGATTGGGCGATGTCCTGGCGGACGAAGGCTTCAATATCAATGCTGCTTTGAAGGAGCATTAACCGGGTCATTCTGGACTTAACACCCACGGTTTTGGGTGTGAAGGTGATCTTGTCGAAGGTGGCTTCAGACTGAGATACCGCACCGCCTTCGCCTACCCAGTAGGTTGAAGCTATGCCAGTTTGGCGAGGGATGTCGAGGTTTCCGGTTAACCCTGAGAGCATTCTTGCCCCCATCTGCATACATAATGCGCGGTTTCTGAGATATTCAATCAGGCTGGCAGCGTCTAAAACTGTGGGAACTGTTACGCCACCTGTAGCGGCCGCGCCAGTCGCGTAAGTTGCCCGTTGTTGTACCTTGTCCCAAGGAACTCGCAGATCCCGAACTGGGATATAGAAGCCACTGGTACTGCGTCCGGTTTTCTTGGCGATTTCGTTGGAAAGTTCGCGCTCAAAGCCAGCCTGATCTCTGTAGGTAGGGTCAACTTGAGCAAGGATAGCACGGCACACTGAATATTCCCGTTGTTCCTTGTCGGTTAAACCTAATGCGGCTACAGGTTGGGCGATGGGCTGTTGTTCGGGGCGTTGTTGAATCCTTTCCAGGACTAAAGCCCGCGCCATTTCGATGGTAGAACCGTCTTCGATTAATTGTTGAGCCATGGTGTTGGGCATTTTGTGCCCGTGGCATAGGGCGCGGATGGATTCAATGCGATCGCGCTCGTGCTGCCTAATCGCTTCAATATCAATTTTTTCTGTTACTTCCATTCTGATTTGTTCCTCTTGAATAGGACTTTCTATAGGTGCAGATGGTTGACTTGGCGGGGGTTCGGCTTCGTTGGTGAGGCTGCGACCAATGCCAACGGTGGGATCTGCGGGGATGGTAACGACGCTCACCTCGAAGGGTGTCCATCGGGTGACGTTGTAGCCTTCCTCAAATTCCTCTACCTCGTCTATGGAGTATCCGATAGAAACATTGCGGAGGATGCCAGATTTAACCGACTGGTAAATTCGCTCGGCTTCTGGGTGAGTATCAAACCTTAGTTTGCAATAGAGCCGACCGCTTTTAAGGTATGCCCGTTCACACACCCCAATATAGTCCTCTGGGTCGTGGTTGAAGAGGAAGCCGCCGCCGTCGTTGAGCCGTTCTAGGTTGGCGGCACTGGGAGCATGGGATAAAATCTCGTCGCCCCACCATCTCGCCACCTTGTACTCGGAAGATACGGGGATTTCAATGGTGCGGGTGCTATCGTCAACCATTGCCCGATCAAAAGTAATCTGGCGTTTGGCTGTGCGGTCAATAGCGATAGAGCGATCGCCGACCTGCAACATTTTTTGATTTGGTTCAAGTGTTGCAGTTGGTTCTACTGGTTCTGTCAGTGTTTTTATTTCTTCATCCATAATCCCCTTAGATAGAGTCATTGGTTGCCTCCGTTGGTGCTTCACCTTCGTTAACAACCGCTGACTGGGCAGGTGGTGTATACAAACTCAAGCCATAAGCTGAAGCCATGTCTAGCTCGCGCTTACGAGTCTTGAGTAAGTCTTCGATGTCGCCGCCTTGTTTGGCAATTTCATCAGTGAGGGTAGTTAATCCCGCACCAACCGCGCTAATGGTGGCGTTAATTTCTTTCTGAGGGTCGACCCATGACCAGCCGCGAGGTTGCCACCTAACGGACTGATAACGACGTGGGTTAAGTTCATAGATTGGTAAGTTTAACCGTCCTGACAACACAGCCATGTCAAGCCATGCCTCATATACGGGCTGGTGCAGGTTCAACATGATCCAAGATTGTAAAGCCCGGTAGGTATCGCGGTCATTGAGAAGTGCGAGCCGGCTGCTACTGTAATTAGATTGAGAATAATCTGCTGACAAATTTTCGTAACTAATCCCCACACCTGCGGCCATGCCTCTCAACATCATGCGGACAAAGGAATCAAACCCAGTGGCGGGACGGGTAGGGGAGAAGCCGCTAAACTTTTCGCCGGGTGCTAATAGTTCGATAGTGCCGGGACTGAGGGAACGTAGGCGCTCGCCGTTGCTGACATCCTCTCCTAGTAGTTCACCATCTGGGGTTTCAATGAAGCCCATGATGGAGGCTGTAGCTCTCGCCGCTACTACTTCGGCTTCTTCATAGCCGCCTAAATCCCGCATCCGTTTGAGGCAGGAATGAAACCACGAGATGCCGCGAGATTGCCCAGGGCGATCGCTCATGAATAGATGAATGATTTCCTCTGCTGGGACGCGCTCTAGCCTAGCAGCCGAGGCGGTGGATACAAATTGATAGTCGCCTGGGTGATGGGTGCGGAGGTGGTAGGCTACGGGGCGATTCCATTTATCAACCTCTACACCCATTCTGATTTCATTGCCGTTGAATGTGCCGTGGTAGTATTCGGCTAGTTGATCCGCCTCGATTAATTCTAGGGCGAAAGGAACGGACGAGCCGCCAAAGGATTGCTTTACTTTCCTAATCAGAATTTCCCCGGATTCGACGACGGAACGCATTACCAGCCGTTGAATTTCTGACCATCCCAATTTACCCGCAACGTCGCAATACTCCTTACACTGCCAATCCTGCCACGCTTCTTCAATGGCTGTGTTTATGGATTCATCGAGGCGATCGCCCCGTCTCATTTTCACTTGAGATTGGAACGGGATGCCCTGACCGATAACGTTGTTACAGATTGTCCTTAACGCGCCCCTGGCATAGTCGTTATCGCGGACTAGTTGCCGGGAGCGGTTGCGAATCCTAACCAAACTACTATAAATTTCTGAATCGGCAGAGGTGGAAGAAGCCACCCAGTCAGACGTTAGCCTCCCCACCTCTGCGCCGCCATAGGAGCGCTTGCGGGGGAGTTGTACGGGACTATTTAAAATTTTCCATACCGTCTGCCAGAAATTCATAATAGTATTTAATTACTACAGTAAGTATATACTATTAAACAGAAAAACCAGGGTTTTCCCTGGCTTTTTGTGCGTTCTGACGGCGGCTATTAAAGAGTGATCCCGAATTCTTCAATAGCCGCTTCGGCTATTACTTTTCTTAGCCACGTTGTGCGGGCTGCGGACGTGGGCATTTGGGCGAGGGCATCATCTACCGCTTGGGGTAGCCTGATGCGGGTCGTGGTCTGGGATAACTTGTAGGTGGTGTTGTCTGCCCTCGGTGCGGGTTTGGGGCGGGCTTTGAGGTTTCCGCCTTTCAATCTTAAGTCTATGCCTGCCTCTTTGAGTACGATGCTAACCCGTTGGCGGCTGATGTTTTATACTGAAATAGGTATTTAAATCGGATGCAGATATAACGAGGAAGCCATCTATGATAGTGAATAGGAAGTTGGTTAATATTGGGTAGGATGGACATTTTGATATTGCTTTGGATGCTGTAGCGATCGCGGTTTTTAACTGAGATGTAGATACTGTTACTTGCATGATAAACTCCTAATTTTTATGGCAAAATTTATGAGGTGCTGTTTTTGCCTTATGTAAATAATGTATCATTGTGGGATTGAATTTGTCAACCCTAAGATTAAACGATTTTCTTATGGTTAAGATAGAAAAAAATCTATGGTTAAAATTAGGGTTGGGTTGGGTTGTGGTTGGGACTGGGATCTAACCGATTGATTATTTAACCAGGTTCAATATTTGCGCTGTAGCTTGATTTGGTGTATTTAATTCAACTACCGCAGCAACAACTAACGCGGAGGTGGCTATTGTAACAATGGCGGCGTAAGCGATGATGATATTTTTTAGCATTGTTTTTTTGTCTTTTAAATTTTTTGGTTTTTTGTGAAGCGGATTGTAACCATGTACTCACTATGCCATAGGGGGATTGAATTTGTCAACCCTAAAAATAAACGATTTTCTTATGGTTTTAATAGAGAAAAATCTATGGTTAAAATTAGGGCTGGAATTAGGGCTGGATCGGGACAGGATTAGGGCTGGAATTAGGGCTGGATCGGGACAGGATTAGGGCTGGAATTAGGGCTGGATCGGGACAGGATTAGGGCTGGAGTTAGGGCTGGATCGGGAGGCTGGAATTAGGGCTGGATCGGGACAGGATTATTTAACCAAGTTTAATATTTGCGCCGTAATTTGGTTGGCGTTACTTAACTTGATTATTGTATTCGCCGATATTGGGTTGGATGATGGCGGATATGTCAGGTTATACCCGCCGATGGTATTAGGTTGGATGACGGCGGATATGTCAGGTTATACCCGCCAATGGTATTAGGTTGGATGACGGCGGATAACCCGCCGATTGTCTTATTTGCAAGCCGCCGCTACCGCCGCCTGTACCGGTGTAAAGCTTGCTTGCTTGCCGTCTTTAATCATGTAATTCAGCCCCCATCCTTGGAACTTGGCTCTCTTGAGCGCTTTGAGGTTATGTTGAGCGGCAAATTTGATAAACTCGATACATAATGGCTGCACGATCGCGGCTGATAAATCGTAACCGTAATAATCGCTCGCATTTTGTAGCGGCATTTTGTGTTGATCTAGCAGGTCTTCGCTCATTAATTCGCGCTCGATCCTGCTCGCGTCTTGTGATTCTAGAATTTCGCAATAATTCATAATCCGGATTCCGATTTGGTGTTCACTTCCAAGGTCCGGGTTGTCAAGTAATTCGCGCCCGATCTCACGCCAGGTGGCATAATCGGGCGCGGATTCCGCGATCGCGCCTAGATGCTCCGGTTCGGCTTCTGGACTGGGTTCTGGGGTTGTTTCTGGCTTTGGGGCTGGGGTTTCTTGCTCCGCGATCGCATCCGCGGGATTAGATCCCATAACTTTTTCCCAAAGTGCATCAATCCCTTGCTCTGTAAGGCTTTCAACCAATTTGAGCAGAGTTTCTCGCCGACTAGAAACCGTAGGCGCAGGGTCTTTTTCGGGCGCGGGGTTCGCGATCGCCTGTATACGTGCGTATTCTTTCTCAAGCTCGATTTTCTTTGAATTCAGGCGTATCACAGTCAGGCCTTGGGTTCTAGCGATTTTTAAAGCTTTTTGCAAATCTTGATATTTCATAACTTTTTGCGGGTTTGTGAAGGGATTTAACCGCGCGTATGTATACACAATAACACAAAAAAAATAATTTGTCAAGAAAATCGCCAAACCCTTGATTTTACCGGGTTTTTTTGGGGTCGCGTGATCGCGATCGGGCGGGCAGGCACGGGGTCACGCGATCGCGATCAGGTGCGGGCGCGAAGATAGAACGGGCGAGCGGGCGCGAAGATAGAACGGGCGAGCGGGCGCGAAGATAGAACGGGCGAGCGGGCGCGTAGGTACTCCCGCGTGAGCAGACTATGCGGGTTGGCGAGCCGCTCTTTAT